TGCAGCCAGTTGTTCCATGTTTTGAGGTCGTTCAGGGAAGAACAGGTGTCGGAGAAGGTCTTCATCGGTTCGGAATGGTAATCCGGAAACGTTGAAGTATCCAAGTACAGTCATGCCAGATAGTCTATCTGATATTTCGCTCTTCTTAACGTTGAGTTTGGCGTTGAAGTAGAATTGAGCGCAATCTGCCAGTTTGGCGAGAAAGTTCGGACCGTAGATCTGATAAGTGTATTCGAAAAAGGAGACTAAAGAGTCGTCACCTTGTACTCGTATCCAAAAGGATTCTGATTCGATTTTGATGCCTAGAGCTGATAAACAGGTAAGTATCATAATCATGTTGGCAAAAGAGTCCATCAGTTGTGTTTGCTGATAGCCTGAGCCAAAGCCAGAGTATGTCCATTGGTAGAGTTCTCCATTTGGGAGGAGAATAGGTGTGTGCTTGATTGAGTAGCACATCCATTTCCAAAGTCTTTCGATGCGTTGAGGGTCGCGAGGAGTTGCTTGGGGGTAGAAGGAGGTGGGCTGGTAAATGTTGAAGTCGAAGTACGATCTCCAAATTGCGTGAACGTCGTCCATGACTTGAAAGAGTAATCGCTTGTCAAATTGCGACCAGTCTAGTGTCAGGAATGTGTTCGGTGTTCCATGAAACGTAGTTTCATTGAACAGCTTGAGCCATCCGCCTTTCATAATCTCTCTGCCCCATAGTAGGTTACCGGTTTCAGTGTTTAAATAAACAGCTTGAAGTGCCCAGATGAACATGTTTTCGACCATTAGAAGAAGCTTGGTTGCTCCAAAAACGGCACGAATTTTGTCAGGTTCGTCACTAGATACGACATGAGCACGGGCGTGCAATGTGTTCCAGTAGTAGGGTATCGGTGTACCTAGTTGATCGAAAAAGCGTGTTGAGCCTTCTTTGATCTGGTGGACTAGAGTTCGATTATATTGAAAAATCTCGTTGTATAAGTTATGAAACGAAGGTCGGTTATTTTCGGAAATACCGAGTGAGTGTTTCATTCGCAGATAGTCTGTGACGCGGATTCGTCCGTGCCAAAGCCATTTGATTGTGCGAGTTGCTTTCTGCATTAGAAGTGCGAGGTTTTCGCGGATTTTGGGCGTTTCTGATTCAGTATCCAGATTTCGGAATGTGGGTGTGAATGTGAATGTTGCCATTGTCCATGGTGCTTCGATGCTTGGTTTCAGATTCCAAGGATAGTACCTTAGGTCTGGGAAAGAGATCGGGTTCAGTTGCTTTTTGGGTTTGAACATTGAGTGTGTCAAATTGACTGCGCGAACATAGTTATCATCTTTTGGGATGATGTGTTGTGGTTGTTCGAAAGAGAGGAAGTCGTTGATAACGGCGTCGTCAGTTGAGTCTGATCTTCGGTTGGAAAGAACTTTGTCTATCTCGGGTTGAGAGTAGAACTTAAGAGCTCTTTGTGTAATCCAGTCGAGTCGGAAAGCAATGAATTGTTCCGTTCGTACATGAGGTGCGAAGGAGACGATCTGATCCTTGAGGTTGAGAGCAAGTTTGATGAGATTCATTGAGTTGGTAGTAAAGATTTTTGTTGAACTGAGA